GTGTTGGGGGGGGGGGGGGGAGCCACTGGCGGCACCGGTCTGGATATCCCCGCCGACTCGCACCGCCAGATGCAGAAGGTGTTCCGCTGGATTGATGGCGACACCGAATACGCCGCCAACAACATTCGCCAGCTGGCCCCGGCAATCATGGCCGTCCTGCCGCTGGAGTATCGAAACCGCCTGGCGCCACAGAACGACACGATGTCGCTGATCGCATCCGCAATGAAAGAGTGTGCCGAAGCAAAGCAGGCCGTGCTGCTGGACGCTCCAGAGCATCAGAAGCTGAAAGAGGTAAGCGAGGGCATAGCGTCGCTGTTCCGCCTCATGCCGGAGCAGGTAGGGCCGTTGATGACTATGGTCACTTCGATGCTGGGGGTTATGTGAGAACTACAGAAATGGCGAAAGCCGCTCTGCGCGAACAGAACCGACTTTCTGGTGGAATTAATTGGATCAATTCACAGAGGCAATTATGCATCTCGAGCCATTAACAAAGCAAGTCGGCGTATTGAAGACTATGGATGTTCCAGCCGACTTCAGAATGGAAGGGTGGGTATACGTGTTAAGCAATCCATGTATGCCTGGCATCTACAAAATTGGAATGACCACAACAAGCCCGGAAGTTCGAGCGCGAGAACTTTCATCAGCTACTGGTGTTCCTGCTCCATTCAAGGTTGAAGCGGCTTTCTACAGCCATTCTCCGCTCGAAGCTGAAAAAGAGATTCATGATGCTTTGTCGGAGTGGAGAGTAAACGAGTCTCGCGAATTTTTTCAGCTTGATTTGAAAGAAATTATTCATGCGTGCTCTTGCAGCTGTGAATGCCAGGTCGGTGAAAAAGCTGAATATATAGCTATTTACCACGACTTCATCATTTTTGAGAGCCTCAGCAAAATCAATATACCTGAACTTTTTAATGAGATTGGGATTAGCGTCTTCGGCGACAAGCTTGCAGCTGCTGAGCGATTAATTCGAATCGGTGCGGAAACTATTTTCAATATCCGCAGAACAAGCGGCGTTGTTATCGCTGTGCACGATTCAAATGCGTATGCGATCGAACCGGCTGATGAACAGGCGCTAAAAGAAGCCATGAATGAATATCAGGCTTATAGAGAAGAGCTTGATAGACGTGGAATTTACGGCCCAGAACAACCAGTGGAGTTTTAAATGGCCAGATCGCGAAATATCAAACCCGGCTTTTTCACGAACGACGAGCTTGCAGAATGTCAGCCGCTGGCGCGCATTCTCTTCGCTGGTCTGTGGACTATCGCCGATAAAGAGGGTCGCTTGGATGACCGCCCTAAGAAAATTAAAGCCATGGTGCTGCCTTTTGATGATGTCGATTGTGACGCTTTGTTGCAGCAGCTGCATCAGCACAAATTCATCCATCGTTACCAGGTAAAAGGCGATTCCTACATTCAGGTTTCTAACTGGAAAAAGCACCAGAACCCGCACTGCAAAGAAGCGGAAAGTGAGATACCAGAACCGTATCAGAACCAAAATGGCACCGAACAAGAACAGTGCAATTCAGATGCAAAAGAGGAAAAGGAAGAAGAGGGAAAGCCTCAAGTAATTGAAAATAATGAAGCACAAGAAAAGCACGGTGTTAGTAAGGTGCAAGAACAGGTTAAGAACAGTTTAAATCCTGCTGATTCCCTTAACCTGATTCCTGATTCCCCTATCCCTGATCCGGATTCCTTGGTTAACACCCAAGCCGCTGACGCGTCTTGCGAAGAGGCCAATGCAGATATTCATGAAATATCGAGTCGGTACGCATTCGAGGGCCAGATCGTACGGCTGAACCACAAGGACTACCAGGCATGGTTAAGCCTGTACCCGCTGATAGACCTGAATTACGAGCTTCAGAAGCTGGATATCGAGTTCACTCATGAGAAGCCAAAAAATTGGTTTATCACTGCCAGCCAGAAGCTGAGTTATCAGAACAAGCAAGCGGCAGTGCGCGGCAAACCAGCCGCTAAGACGGATCTGGACTTCAACAACACTGACTGGGCCTATGAGGTGATGCGATGAAATCTCTTGCAGAGCAGATGCTTAACCACGACCGCGAGCAGATGAGCCGCATGGCCCATAACCTGCCAGAGCAGTACCAGGAGCGCGCGCCGGTCGAGCAGGTGGCGCAGGTATTCAACAAGCTGTTCAACGAGCTGCGCGCCGCGTTCCCGGCCAGCATGGCGAACTTCCGCACCCAGGACGACCTGAACGAATTCCGTCGTCAGTGGCTGCTGGCGTTCCAGGAGAACGGGATCCACTCAATGGCTCAGGTCGATGCCGGCATGCGCATTGCCCGCCGTCAGGAGCGTCCTTTCCTGCCGTCGCCTGGCCAGTTCGTCGCCTGGTGCAAACAGAGTGGCGGCGCGCTGGGAATCACCATTGACCAGGTGATCGCCGAATACTGGGACTGGCGTAACCGTTCGTTCGAATTTACCTCCAGTGAGCAATTCCCCTGGTCGCAGCCGGTCATGTACCACATCTGCGTCGAACTACGTCACCGCAGCGCAGAGCGCCAGTTAACGCATGGGGAGCTGGCACGCGAGGCCGGTGATCTGCTGGACATGTGGGAGAAGCGCGTCACCGAGGGTAAGCCAGTGCCGCCAGTGCGCCGGGCAATTGCAGCACCTGCTGCTGAGCATGGGCCTACGCCGATCCAGTTACTCCAGGCGAATTACAACCGCAACAAGTCGAACGGGATGGTGTGAGATGGACAGCTTAAAACAACGCATCGTTGATTACGTGGCCGCTAACCAGCCTGTTAAGCGCGCTGACCTCATCGTGGTGATTGGCATCAGTGGTAAGGGTCTCGATCGGGAAATCGCTGCACTGCGCGGCCTGGGGATGATTTTCAGCATGGCTGGCTTTGGCTACTTCACCAGTGAAGCTGACTATCAGGAGTGGCGAAAAGGTGCTGGTGCTCTCCACCTGAAGAACCGGGCGTTGAATGGCGCATTCAGCAGTGCTGCCGCACGCAGAGTGAGTGATGAGAGTTATCCGGCGCGGATCGCATCTGTACTGAGTGATGGCAGCAAACTGGGAGCAACTCAAATTGCTGAGGCCATGGGTACCAGTTACCGGAGCATCTCCAGCGTTATTTCGGTGATGGTCAACTCTGGCGAACTGAAGTTTGAAGGGCCGAAAGGCCACCGTGTTTATTCGTTGGCACAGGCAAAAAAGAAAGCAGGTCGCCGTGCTGAGTCGGTGAACGTGATCTGCCAGGAGTGCCGGAACAGTCCGGCGATGAAGCGAATTTTAAGCGTATATGGGGTGAGAGCATGAAACCGAGTTATGAAGAACTGGAGCGCTACGGTCGCCAGGCAGATATCACAATCGAGAATCTGCAGATGCAGGTTGAGAAGTTGGCTGCGGAGAATGCGGGGCTGAAGGCAGCCTTGCGCCCATCAGATATCCCGAGTGAGTGGACGGACGCATTTGGCGACACTGCAGTAATTGAGCATGACTCAACAGGAGACAATCAGGGGCATTCAGTCTCATGGTCATGGGTTGGGAATCAGGAAGAGGTTATCAAATCCGTTCTGCTTGCTGTCGATAAAGGCATCGAAACCCCGGCGACAGACGCTTTCCTGGCTGAAGTGCGGGCTCAGGAGTCTAAGCGAGTATACGAAAGCATTTTGGACAACCCAGCTGTAACTGATATGGAGTCGCTCGTTGATTGGCTTGAACAAAACGCCAATGACTCATCGGCGTTCGCCGCCCAGCTTCGCAAAGGAGTGCAGTCATGAGCATCCGTACTGAACATGGATTTGGACCTTCAACTGTAGAAGTTGAATGGCTTGATGATTGCCCTAAGTGCCACAACGGCAAAGCCAAGGTAACTGGCTGGTCTGTTACCTCAGATTCTTTGTGGTCGGGTGATGAAGCCGCCTGCTCCAAATGCGGACACAAAGGTGAAATCGATGCTGATGGAGAAAATGCCTGGGTGCAATGGGATGAAGTAAGGGAGGCCGCCCAATGAGCAACATCGACAAACGCGCATTGCGCGAGGCGGCGGAGAAGGCTACGCCTGGTCGCATCGGAGACAGAATTGATGGCAGTGGCAGTATTAAATATCAGTGCCTCGGTAACGACGGCTCTTTGGTTCTGCAAACCGACCATAAAAATATGGAGTATGGATTCATTGGTGGAAACAGTGATGCTGATGAGTTGTTCTTCAGGTTGTGTGACCCCGCCACAGTGCTGGCGCTGCTGGATGAGCTGGAAGCCGCAGAGGAACGCGTGACTGAGCTATCTCAGAAGGCTGATATCTACGACATGTTGCGACAAGACTATGGGCTTCAGGGCTCACTGGTTGATTTTGTTGATTGGCAGGCAAAACGGATTGCTGAGTATCAGGAGCTTATCAGTGGATTGGTCGGTGTCTCATCTTCCATTCTGCGCGAGGTTGAGCGCATAAATAACGCCGCCGCAGCCGGTAAAGGAGTGTGAACATGTTTAGTTCAGGTGATTTTAATACGGCAATTATCGTTTTCGCACTCGTCTGCGCTGTAGCGGGTTGGTGCGTTATTGAATTCTTACTCTGGCTGTTTTCTTTCATTCACATTTCATTTGGCGGCTAACCCATGAGCACTATTACCAAAGAGCAGGCAAAAGACCTCCGCAATGCATTCCAGTGCTGGCAGCAGGACTATGACCCGGCAGAAGACAAAGAGCAGTACGACATGTTCGGGCTCGGTATGGTGGCCATGGATGCACTGCTGGCATCGCTCGAAGCGGAGGCTGTCGGCTACATCGACGCTGAATATGCCGAGTTCCTCAGGTCAGGGCATATCGAATCATGCTCTGTGTATGCCGAGGCTGGAGAAGGATGCACTGCTGTGTTCTCCGCTCCTCTAGCGCCGGCCTCTATCCATGATGAAGACCTGCTTCACATGGCTGCTTCTGCGATAGAAGACCTGCTCAGCAACAAAGACAGGACTGGTGCTGGGGTATGGGCTGACATTCCTGGCAAGTTACGCCGCGCCGCCATGCTTCAGGGTGCCGAAAACGCCGAGTCGCCCACCACCATGCAGACCGCGCCAGCACTGGATTATTCGCCAAAAATTTCCGAGTCGCCCAGCGGCAACTCTCCGGGGATTCCGGATGGTCTGCGCTTGGCGCTCAGCAACGCTGGAATAGCGGCTCCGGAGTCAGATGAAATGCTGGCGGCAACCAGTGAGAAGTACATTCAGGAACTGGTTACCTGGGTAAAAGACAGAAAGCCTTTCAGGTCAGCAGTGATTCCAGATGGTTGGGTAGCGGTGCCGGTTGAGCCGACAGAAGACATGATCGTCAATGGGTTCGAATCAGAGCCTGATGAGAGCTTTAGCGACGAGAGAGAATGGGAAGCGTACGACGCTATGAGCGGGTGCCAGCAGGCAGCGCACCGGGCGAAACTCTGCTGGGCAGCGATGATAGCGGCAGCGCAAAAAGCTCTATAACTTGCGTTAAAATAATTACATTGCTAACGCTAATACCCTGATGGATATTATCTTCAGGGTATTCTCGTGGGGTATGAACATGATATGGAAATTGGATGTAATTGACTGGAATGTGATAGCTGCGATCGCTTCTGCAATTGGGGCGTTTGCCTCAGCTTGGGCGGCGTTTAATAGCAAAACCATCTCGAAAAAAGCACTTCAATTACAACAAAGAACTTTTCTCTATGAAGCGTTAAGGGCTTGCGCAGACAGGGCAAATTCATCGGCAAAAGGTAAGAGTGGATCGGAATGGAGCGTTAATGACGCTGCTGATATCATCAGATGCTTAGTTAGGGCGATGGAGATTATCCAGCAAGATACCCAGCAGAAAGAAAGCAATAAGGCATTGATGCTTAAACAGTACTTTGTAAATCTGCTGATCATGGAGTTATATGAAGAAGTGCACAACGGTGATGCTGCTGATTCTGTATTTAAAACCATGGAGCCTGCGAGGGTCATTGATAATTTATGGAGTCAATGGGATGCTGCTGTCGCGTTCTTTGATATTTGGAACTATCCAGTTGCGACTGATGAAGATTTGGCAGACTAAGTCATACCTTTAGTGATCCATTCGCCGCAGTCTGCCAACAAAAGGCCTCTCCGGAGGCCTTTTTCTCGCGTTGATTTTGTTGAATCAACCGTCCATACTATCTGTGCTGACGGCCTGAACAACCGTTAGCGACTTCTGCGCATTTAAGGGGACTTAAATGCGACCACAATCTGAACTAATCACCTTGTCACAGATGCAGAAATGCACCTGCGATTTTCTGCATTCTGCGTTTTGCCTCTGCGGAGGTGGCGTATGAAGCAGCAATACCACCTCATTAACGAAATCGTTAAGCAGAACGCCATCAACTACATCCGTGAGTTGCCCGTAGACGCCAAACGCCCGCTGGTTCTCGATATCAAGGAGATGACCCGCACGCTGGATCAGAACCGAAAAATGTGGCCGCTACTGAAAGACCTCTCTGACCAGGTAACCTGGTTCGGCAATAAGTACGACTCTGACGACTGGAAAGACCTGATCACTGCGATGGTCGCCAAGGCCAAAAAACAAGAGCAGAGAATGGCGCCCGGACTGGACGGCGGCATTGTGATGTTCGGACAACGTACAAGCAAAATGACCGTTCGGCAGATGGTTGAAGTCATTGAGGCTATCTACTGGTTCGGTACACAGCAGGGTGTTAAGTTCAGCGAGAAATCCCGCCTCGAAATCGAATGGGCCAAGCAGTGGGGTGAATCCCATGCGTAAGCCATCC